GTAATTTGTGTAGCCGAATTTCCTGCAATCTTGATTTGAGTGGTTTGATAGACATAATCCCCATTGGTTAGAACAGGTGTATATCCTGTGATACCAGGAAAAGGAGGATAGTCAGTCTGGCCTGCACAAGTACCATAGTCATACTTCCAAGTACCAACAGCACCCATGATACTGTACTGAGGTTCAGACAACTCAACCTCGTATTCAACATACATATCACCAACATTAGTAACACCAGCTAAACCAATGCAAATGGCGTAAAACTTACCCAAGTCATACGTTTTAACATCATCAGTTACATCTTCGACTCTAACATAACGGGAATGAACGAAACGATCTAAGTCCTGACAAGGCACACTCAAGCTGCAACCTTGCCATAAAGAACCTTGCATTGCCATACGATTTTGCATCAACTCGGCAATGGTATCAGGTTGTGACTGAGAAGCATCTGGCTCAAAACTCATATAGCATGCACCACTTACTGTGGACGCAGCTGTACCTTCGAAACAATAACGAAGTCGTCGAAAATGATAACGATCGAAGTTAGAAGATATCCCCGATAACCAAGGAAAGGAATCTTTCAAACCAGGTTGACAAGTCCAAACAATTAAGTTATTGGGGTATGTTGTAACACACGCCATTGTGTTCATGTATTCTTTATGTCTAACAACCAATCCAGAAGGCGAACTAGAAAATCGCGGACCTGAATTGGCAATCGCACGTGCCACGGGAGCAATGACATTTGGACGTCGGGTGTTGGCACGCTTACCCGCTCCACGTTTAGCATTTGTTTTTGGCATTTTTTTCGAATAGTAGTATGGGATACCCGACTATTCTAACGGGGACTGTACATCGCACTAACCAGATACCCGTGCAGTCTCTAGGCATTCAGTCCTACAACCTTAGCTCTTAAAAGATTTGGGTATTTTAATAGTGCAACCCCATGACTCATGACTGATCAGCAAAAGACTGCCTGTCTTTCACTGAAGACCTGAAAATGTAGACATAAACGTCCCAAAAATGTCTACAATGTGACAAATTCACCGATTTACTAGTTGACAATATACTATCAGTCGTTGCGTGATTCAAATTATGCAATACTGTCCATGAATTAACCCAATGCTCAAAACTCAACTGCATAGCCACACTAACGCCATAGTATTGTTCATAACAAACTCTGTCACACATAGGAATATCACACGATACAGATTGGTAATCAGGTAAATTCATGAGTATATAATTATCCCACCAATCATCTAATCTTAGTTCATTAACATTTGTCGTTAATTGAATGATCTTTCTAGCTAACACACTAGTGACGGGAGAAAATGGCGCCTCCCAAAAGAGAGAATATGCCTTCGCTTTGAGGAGACTCTGACGGTAGCTGTCACTTATGCTTGCTAATTTACTAAAAGACCACCCAACCTTCAAAATTTTCTCGACTGGATCAATGAGGTTATGCTTTGTTTGACCAGAACATCGTATGCCACAAAAAGAAGCTTCAAAGACATCGTTGAATTCTTCAAGTTTCAATTCAAAACCAACATCAATGAATTCATCCAATGTAATCATAGGTCCATCAAAAACAAACAAACCATCATCACCTTCAACCAAGCCCTTGTAATGCTGTATATGCTTTTCATGGAACACAAACATCATGACAACAAGATTTGTGAAAGTGTTACCTAAAGAAGTACAACATTCACCAGTCATACGAACCCCAGGGACTGTTATTGAA